GATAAAACAACAGCCACTGGTAACGGTGCTAGCTGGGCGATCAAAGAATACAGTGCTGTATTAGACAGTTTCACACTATTAAGTGCTCCACTATATTTAAATGACAGTGCTGCGATCTACGGACTAGATCCAGTAGGGGGCGGTGCAAGCCTTGATGCAGGTGCACTATATGTACAATATGATGCATATTTCAAAGACGGCACAGCAACTTTCAAACCTTATATTAAAAATGTTCAAGGTATTTTAACAATCAAAGGCACAGTGGCAGGTGGCGCGGCATTGACATATAGTGCTAACGATAGCTTTACTATGTCAGTTAGCGAGCCTGGTAGTTCAACATTAAGCACAGCAACAGTGACACTTGGAGGTAGTGGTACTACACAACCAGCAACGGCGTTAGTAAGTGCTATTCTAGCAGCAAACTTACCAAATATTACAGCAGGTATTAATGCAGATGGACAAGTTTTTGTTAGTCATCTAGCAGGTGGCACTATTGCATGGTTTCAACTAGTCGGTACTCCAATGGACACAGCTGGTTTAAATGATGCTACACATGTTCAAGAACTAGTAGCAAGTCTTTCATACTTAGCTAGTCCATGGACACCATTAACTTATACATATTCAGCAACAGCACCTTACAGTGATCCACGTGATGGCACATTATGGTATTACAGCGACCCATTAGTAGCTGACATCATGATTAATGACGGAGCAGGTTGGAAAGGTTATCGTAACGTAGCCAATGATGCACGTGGTGCTGACTTAACAGCAACAGATCCAAATGGTCCAATTTTTTCAGCTAGCCAACCACTTACACAAAGTGATGGTACAAGCCAATTAGTAGCTGGTGATTTATGGATTAGCACAAGTGACGCTGATCTTGCTAATTATCCTGTTATCTATCGTTACACAACAACTAATGGTGGTGGTGGTGCAGTAAATAATTGGGTTCTTATCGATAATGCAGATGACGTCAGTGCCGACGGTATCGTATTCGCAGATGCACGTTGGTCAGCTACAGGCAACGTTGATGTTATTACAGGTAGCTTACCAACTATTTCTAGTTTGATCACTAGCAATTATAAAGATCCAGATTGTCCAGCATATCAACTATATGCTCGTGGTACACTATTGTTTAACACTCGTCGTTCAGGCTACAATGTTAAACGCTTTGAAAGCGAAGGTTTTACAAGTGCTCAACTAGCAACAGTTACTGGTACAGAAACTGCAACATGGTTCACACAAAGCGGTGTTGATCCTACAACAGCAGTTCCATACTTTGGTTCTAAAGCACAACGTTCAACAGTTGTTGAGGCACTTAAATCAGCTATTGCTTCTAGCACAGCACTACGTGAAGAACAGACACAGTTTAACTTGATTTGCTGCCCAGGATACCCAGAACTAATCCAAGACATGATCACCTTAAACAATGATCGCACTAACACTGCATTTATCATTGGTGATAGTCCAATAGATTTACCAAGTGATTCAACGACACTCAATGCTTGGGCTAATAACACTAACCTAGCAGTAGACAATGGCGAAGAAGGCCTGGTAAGTAACAGTGAATACCTAGGTGTTTACTATCCAAGCGGTCTAGCTACTAACTTAGATGGTGAAAGTGTTGTAGTTCCTCCAAGTCATATGATGTTAAGAACGATCATCCGTTCAGATGCAGTGAGCTATCCATGGTTTGCACCAGCTGGTGTACGTCGTGGTCTAATAGATAACGTTACAGCCATTGGTTATGTAGATACCTCAGACAACAATACATTTAAGAGTATCGGCGTAACGGTTGGTCTACGTGATGTATTATATCGTGACAGAGTAAATCCGATAACAATTCTACCTGGTGTTGGCTTAGTAGCTTATGGTCAAAAAACAAGAGCAGCACAGGCAAGTGCAATGGATCGTATCAACGTAGCTCGTCTAGTGGTATACTTAAGAACTGTTCTAGCTCGTATAGCAAGCCCATTTATATTTGAACCAAACGATACGATTACACGTAGCCAGGTTGCATCAGCATTCAACGCTGTATTCAACGACCTAGTTGCTAAACGTGCAATCTATGACTATTTGGTAGTTTGCGACGAAACTAACAACACACCTATCAGAATTGATAACAATGAGTTGTGGATTGATATTGCAATACAACCAGTTAAAGCGATTGAGTTTATTTACATTCCAGTTCGTTTGCAAAACACTGGTGCGGCTTTGACTATTAATTAATATACGCACTTAATGGGAGGAGCAATCCTCCCCAAGCGTTAGGTAAAAAAAAATAAATACTTATATAGTATTAAAAGGAAAATAAGATGTCAGTAGCATCATTAACAAATTTTACAGTACCGTTAAGTACTAACCAAAGCGCAAGTAGCCAAGGGTTACTAATGCCAAAATTAAAGTTCCGCTTTCGCGTGACTTTCTTGAATTTTGGTGTTACACAACCTACTACTGAGCTGACCAAACAGGTTATGGAGTTCAAGCGTCCAAGCGTAAGTTTTCAACCAATTGAAATTCCTATTTACAACAGTAAAGTTTATCTAGCTGGTAAACCAGAATGGGCTGAAGTAACTTGCCAACTACGTGATGATTCGGGCGGTGAAGTCAGCAAACGTGTTGGTGAACAGATGCAGAAACAATATGACTTCTTTGAACAAAGTTCTGCTAGTTCAGGTATTGACTACAAATTTATAACATTACTTGAAATCCTTGATGGCGGTAACGGAACGAATACTCCTAATATCCTTGAAACTTGGGAGATGTATGGTTGCTATCTAAGCACAACAGATTATATGGATGTTAACTATGCTACAAATGATCCAGTGACTATTGCATTAACTATCCGTTACGATAACGCACTACAAACACCTACAGGATCTGGCATTGGTGCTACACTAACAAGAACACTAGGCACAGTAATCACTGGTTAACCCAGACGAAACAACTCAAAAAGCTCGGCGTAAAAAACCGAGCTTTTTTTTCCGGATAAATATATAAAACGGAAAGGCTTATGTCACAAAACAATATCTTCGGCGATATATTACAGTCAATAGCACCTAATAGAAATATTCGCGATTACCAACATGCCGCACGAACTTTTATTGATGGATTATACAGACTTAGTCCTAAATTAAATAATCTATTCCATGTGTTCATTGATGTTAATCAAAATATAGCCAATATCGATCAGCTAAGTCAAATTGAAACAGGTTTGATGGCCAAACAGGTACAGTTACCTAAGTTTACTGTTGCCACTAAAACACATAATGCATACAATAGAAAAACTATCCAACAGGAAAAAGTTACATATGATCCAGTTACTATTACCTTCCATGATGACAGTGCTGATATAGTCCGTAAGTTTTGGTATAATTACTATAGTTACTACTATAGAGACAGTGATTATCCTATTGAGAATTTTAAAGATGACAGCAAGTATAAACAGCGACAACAACAAAATTGGGGTTACAGTCCCAAGACTGATCTAGCTGGCAACATTCCGTTTATCACCAGCATAAGGATTTATAGTCTACATCAAAAACGTTTCAGCAGTTATACACTAATGCGTCCAATGATACAAATTTTTCAACACGGTCAACACGAATCTGGTGCGTATGCTCCATTGGAACATTCAATGACAGTGAACTATGAATCTGTGTTATATGACACAGGACCTGTAAGTAATGGCACAGTATTGGGCTTTGCTGAAGTCCATTATGATCAAACCTCAAGTCCATTACGTAATCTCGGCGCACTTATTGGTGCTGGCGGCAGTATCCTAAACAGTATCGAAAATGGCGATTTGGGCAGCACAGTGCAGAATGTAATAAATGCCACAAACATACTTACAGGAACAAATACACAACTTAAACAAGCACCTGCATTAGATCTGAGCCAGATAGGTGAAAGTATTATGAAAGGTCGTAATCCGTTGAGCAGTATTTTCGTGCCAACCAGCGGATCAGTTCAACAAGGTATCAGTAAAGCTACTTCTGGTATTTTTGGTGCAAGCAATCAAGGTCGAACAGACGTATAAGGATAAAGAATATGTCAGCTACATCAGGAAATCTACCAACCGGAAACGGCACAAGTCAAACTCAACAGTATTTTAACAATTTCTATGTGCAACAATCAACTGTCGGGCCTGGCGAAAATGATGCTGTGGTCGCTTATTTCCAGATGATCACTGGAGACAAGGAAACAGGAAAAACTCTTGCAGGTGCTGTTGTGTATACTTGTATTCAACAGAGTTTAGATCCATTGGCAGTAGTTGAACAGTTGAAAAAATTCAGCGATAAAAATAGACTAACAAGTCCGACTTATTCTAGTGAAACCAACAAAGACGCAGTTGATACTGATGTATATAATTCTCAAACAGGAACTTGGTCTAGCAGCGGTAATCAATACGCCAAACCAGGACCCAGCGTTCCTTACAATAATCTCAGTGAACTAGACGCATACTTGACCATGTTACTTAATCTCAATCGCGTAGGCACCAGCCTATTAGGATTAACTAATAGGCCTCGCACCGGCAAATACATACAAAGAACCATACTCGCATAATGGCCAAATACGCTAACGGAAAATACACAGTTAAAAATCCAGAAAAATATATGGGAAAACGCACACCCACTTATCGTAGTAGTTGGGAATTTGCTTTTATGAATTTTTGCGATAATAATCCAGCAGTGTTAAATTGGACCAGTGAAAGTGTTAAGATTCCTTATTATAATCCAGTTAGCGGTAAGAATACTATCTATGTCCCAGATTTCCTAATAGTCTATGTAGACGCTAATCAAAAACAACACACAGAAGTAGTAGAAGTTAAACCCTCAACAGAAACCACTATGGAATCAGCCCGCAGTTATCGTGATAAGCTCAGCGTAGCAATCAATATGGCCAAGTGGGCTGCAGCCGACAGCTGGGCCCGTGCCAATAACATGCGCTTTAGAGTAGTTACCGAATACGATATCTTCAAAAATCAGAAGCGGTAAATACTGCTACTATGACACAAAAACTAGAAGAACTATTTAACCTACCACCTTCTGATGCTACAACCCCAGAAGAAGCCAAATCCAGCATTGAAGAAAATCGTGCTATCATCAAAGAAGTAGATCTAGCCATTGATAAGATTGATGCCGCACTTCCCTACGTAAACGACCTAGACATCAGCGATCGAGAGCTAGATGATCTCAGCGATCTTGCTAAAGAAAAATTCCAGGACCTAATTGATCTAGGCATGAACGTCGAAGCACGCTTTAGCGGACACATTCTAGCCACAGCAGGCACCCTGCTAGGACATGCTATTACAGCCAAGCAAGCCAAGCTGGATAAAAAGCTACGTATGGTTGATTTACAGCTGAAAAAGGCCCGTTTAGATGCACAAATAGCCAAAGACAGCACTAAAACAGACGGTGATAAGATCATTGATGCCGAAGATGGCCGCGCTCC